AAAAAACTAATTTTACCAGCTGATTCACCTAATGTTTTAAAGTGAGGAATTCCATTGTATTGTGAATGTATTCCATAAAGGGAAGTTGTACCAACTGCTATTAGAGTTTGTCCGTACTTCTTTTTCCAAAATTCCCTAACTTCCGGAACCGTAGTCATCATTGCGGTTAACTTACCCCCTAAGAAGTTGTAACCAAGTGGCTGAGTACATACAATAGATGATGCAATAGTTGTATAGTTAAGTTTACCTTTAGCAAATTTATCTTCCTTAGTCCAACCAATGTAGTTATCTCTAACACCCATTGCGGTTACATCGGATGCTAATGAAACTAATCCTAACAATTTACCACTATTCCTATCTTTTATAAATATCTTCACATTTCGACCAGGATTTGCTGTCCAACTCATTGTGTGAATCATTTTACGAACATAAGTCCATTTGGTAGATTGTACTGCATCATCTTCAACAATCTCAACATAAGGGTCTAACTCTTCGATTTCTCTAATAGTTAGTTCCTTATTATTGATATCAGTTGGTTTCCATTGAGTATCATATAGAGATGCCATTTGGGATTTATCCCTAAACATAGATTCCTCCTGCAACTCTACCCATTTTTTGTATAAGGTTTGTTCTTCTACACTCATTGTCATAAGGTAGTTCATATTTTCGATGAGTTTTTGTTTCTCATCTTCAAATACAAATATTGGTTTTTGCGGTTCGGTATCCCAAAAGCTCATATGCTACTTTTTAGTTGTTATTATTTAATCTCTACTAAGTAATAATTTGATACATAGTCACCATCGGTAAATGATAACGTTGCCAATCCCTGTGATGAGATTTGTAATGATGAGGTTGTTGAACCTCTATTAGCCATTAAGATAGCTTTTAGGTATTTTGCTGAGAATGCAATTGCATCCACATTACCTTCACATTTACAATCTACACCAATTGAGATTCGGTTAGAGTTTATTGATGAGTATCCTAAGATAATTTCACCTTTACCATCTTTACAAGTGAATGTAAATGTATCAGCGTCAGCTAATGCTCCTTTAGATTTGATGAATTTATTAATAAACTCATTATCTAATGTAATATTTACATTGAATGGTGGAAGTGCTTTCAAGTCAGGTACCGATGGGATAACTGATGGTGCTGCCAACATATACTGAACTTTTGTTCCTTTATCAGAGAACTTCAATGCCCCAGTAACTTCCTCAACAGTGATACCATTATCTAATACACTTAACAAACCTCTTAATTGAGATGTGGTGTAAATACCGAACTCACCATTTGGGAATTCCGATTCTACTACACTTACATCACCTAATAAGGTTTTGTCATCTGAAATCATTCTAACTGATACGCTTGTATCATCTGATTTTAACATTACTGATTCTACTTCACCACCAAGGTTGTAACGATTGATGAAGCCATCTAATTTTAATTTTTCCATAATTTAATTTTAAGTTTTACTTTTTTGTTATACAAATATACGAATTATTTTCCACATTTCCAAATTAAAATGCAAAAAACTTTTCTGCTGTTTTGGTTGAGGATAAAACCTCTCCCCAATTTAATGCTCCATAGAAATCTTCCAATTTCTTAAGGAGTTCCCTTTCAAAGATTTTATCATAATCAATGTAGGTAGTTACTAAGTCCATAATTTCTTTTGGGTCACTATAACCATTTAATCCAACTGCATCTAATCCAAATGGGTTTTGTTTAAGATATACCCATTTAATTTTATCACCATCTTTTAATGGTGCAAATTGATTTTCTAAACCAAAATGAATTAATAGTTGATTATATGCAATAGATGCTTTAACGTGTGCTGGGCAACCTGATGGGAATTGAAACATTGCCGTTTGTTGTTTCTTCTTTGGCATGTACTTTGTTAAGTTTTTAACTGCTCCGGCTTTAGCAATCTTAACAACATCCATATTAACCAATTCTTTTTTGAAATTATAAACTTTATCAGTTATTTGGGTTTCCGTATCACCTCTAAGAATTTCAATTAATATTTCTCCCATAAACTTACGGAAAGCCGCTGGGTATGATGACCTAACCACATCTAATCCCTTTACATCCAATCTATCACAAGGTACACCATTATCGGAAATAATCCATTGTGCGTATCTCTTTTTAGCAATCCAAATACCAGCTTTTGATACGAATTCCTTTTTAATTTCAAATCTATGCTTATCAATGTTGAATACCCTTTTACCTAAGATATCATAGAAGTCATTTAGGTAATTCTGCATCTCACCAGCTATATCATTTACATAACCAGCAATTACATCCTGCTCATCATTTTTCCAATTTGGAATTCGATGGTCTAAAAGAGGAACTGCGGAGAAAAATACCGAATCAGTATCAATATATATATTACTGTCAGCATCAGGAGTGCCAAGCTCCTTATTGTATTTGATGTTAGCCATATCAGCTGTGCTTTTAATAACTGTCTGTCCCGTAGTGGTAACAGCGGTAGCATTATCAACATCATAGAACCTAAAGGCAGGAAGACCAAGCACCCCATATAAAGAGTTAAGTAAAATTTTCTGAACCAGCTGGCGTTTTTTATAGAATGCGTACTTTTCTTTATCTCCCTCATCACCATATTTTTTTTCTAATTTTCTAAATTCAACCCTTTGAGAGAACCATAAGTCCAATATATCAGGAATACAACCCGGTGTATCCGTTCTATACATAACACCATTTGATGCTACGGAATATTTACTTTTCTCTAATAGAATTTTTAGATTTTCTTTTGTTATGTAATTATCACCAACTTTATACTCATTAACTTCACCTTTTAAGTATTTTTGTGCATCCCAATCTTCCAACTTACCAACTTTGGTTTCTGGTGAGATATTGATACTCATAATGATTGATGGATATAGGGAAGTTAAATCCAAATCATAAATCCAATCATATTTTCCAACAATAGGTGCTTTAACATATGCTCCAATGAATTTCTCTTCATTATTTTCCTTAAGAGCTTCCATTCTCTCTCTTCTATCAGCAGGTTTGTTAGGTGCTACAATGTTCTTTCTTTTAAGATAACATAATAATGCTCCTTCCAAATACTTTGATGAATATACGAAATCTTCATATGGAACGTGTCCTGCGTGGCAGATACCTCTAGCGGTATCTATGAATTGTAGTTTCTTATCAAAATCAACAACTAACTCAACATCGACTAAGTTATACTCAATAAACTTTTCAATATCATCTCTGAATAAGATATCTAAGTTTCCTTCATATTCAATCTTACCCCTACCCAATTCTCTTTGAGCAATGGTATCTAATCTATATGAATCTAATTCTGAATATGTGAAGTTTTTATAAAGTGAAAGGTAATCCAAATAAGATACACCTGCCATAAAATACCTTTTACGATATGGTGACCAAAAACACTGTCCAATTGGTGATAATCTATTTGCATGTCTTTCACCCAATAAACGTTTGATACGATTATATAACATTGGTGTATCGAAATAATCAATATTCCAACCAGTTACAATAGATGGATTTATATACTCATACAATTCCAAATATTTCATTAACATATCTTCTTCATGTGTAAACGGAATAACGATAGCTTTATCAGTTTTACGCTCTACCATTTGACCTTTTTTATCCATTACTAATACCCAATATTGGTTAGTAGCAGAATCATGCAGTGCAATTGATGTTAATTCATTCTCTGCTTTTTCTGGGTCAGGTAATCCACTCTCCATCTCACACTCAATATCATATGTAAGTGTAACGTGTCCTTCAGATGGAATATCCGAATTGGTGTACATATCTACTAAAACTCTCGTAGTTTCAGGTACATCTGATTCAAATAGTGTAGGGTCATCTCCTTTGAATTTATAAATCTTAGTCACCTTATCTCCATATAGAGTGGTGTACTCACCATTTACTGCTTTTTCATAAGCATATCGGGTATATGGAAAACTCCTATACCCTTGAGTATCATCCCACAAATGGACTAAGTTCTTTTCTCTTTGATAATATATGTTTGAATACAAATTTCTTTTATTTAATTGTTCTACAAATATACGATAATTTTTTTACTTATCAAAAGTATTTCTCGCATTATTTACGAAGTTTTCTTCGATTTTCCAACTTTTAAGTTGAGATTCCCATAATAGTGATTGAGCAATGTGAGTTATATCAGGTCTTTCAATTTCACCATCTAATAATTTAACAACCATTTCTTTAAATTCTTTTTTTCCATTGTAAAGAAGTGGGTATTCGTTACCAACCATTTCAGGGTAACAAAAATCATTAGGTAGTAAATAAGGTACACCTCTACTTAACCCATCAGTTGCACTCATACTCCATGCTGAATAACCTTGAAACGTTCCTACACCAAAATGAGCTTCTGCTAATTGATTCATATAAACATTCCTATCAGCATGTCCAATATATTTGGTATATGGTTTATTCATATTGTTTAAGGAAGTCCAAACTTCAAAATCTTGTCTTTCTTTCCATAGGTTATCCATAGTTTCAAAAAACCAATCTGAACCTGTATATACACCTTCTCTATGATTAAACACAATAGTTTTTGGTTTATATGTTTGAGTTGGTGTTGCTGAATCGCATCCTAAATACCAAGGTTGAATAATCTCTTCTAACTTATCAGTAATATGCGATTTAAATGTTTCTTTTGCTCTTTTAATAACCAAATCTTTAACCCATTGTGAGTTTACACCACAAACCTTCATTTGTAACATGCCTTTCACATTTCTCCAAAATGAATTATCATCTCTAGCACCATTATCTTTAATTTCCCACCAATGACAATAACCAATAATAGGTTGTGTTTTATTGTAAATACGAGTAATTTTAAACTCATTAGTCCATTCAGGTAAATGTGACCAAATTAGATTAAATTCACCATTATATTTTTCAATAATTCGGTTGAAGAAATTATTGGGATAATCTACTCTCATTTTTGGTGGAAAACAATCCAATCCATCCATTTTAACCAACTTAACATTGGGATATTCAAATTGATTGATTATACCAGGGTGGTTATTTAAATCTGGGTATGGGAGAATCCATTCCCATTCTTTTCCTATTTCGGTGTTGTCTAAAAATGACTTAAACACCAATAGGAACGAATCCCTATTGATGTCTTTTGCCATACCAAAATTTGTGTAATTAGGTATTACTAATACTCTCATCCATTTTATTTTAAAATTGCTTTATTTGATTTTCTGATATTTGATGTTTTATTTCTGATTACTAAATTTTGTATAGTAGTTTCATTACCACTTGCTCTAGCATCAATATGGTCACCTTCCATAATTGAATTAGTACCCATTAGTTGCTCAAATGTGAACTCATTCCCATCAGCATCAATCCAATCATTTTGAATTGCTGCGTTTAATTTTTGTTTTTTAGTATAGTTTGTAGTATCAATTAAAGTAATAACACCACTAGCGAAAAGTTTATCATAACTTTTATAAAACTTTTCCATAATCATAGTAGAACGAATTTGTATATCATCCGTTTTCTTAGCTCCACATTTTCTTTTAAATGATTCGGCGTTTGTTGATTTCTTACCAGTAATAGGATGTACATAATCTTTTCCAGTTGCCGGGTCTATAAGGAATTCATCTTCCTTTCTCAAAGTTGCTTCAGTTTTTGCAAACCAATCGATAAACTTTTTATAACTATTAATTTTTATCTCCTTATCTTTATTATTCATTGGGTGAGATGGAGTATTCAATACCGTCATTAATATAAATAAGTTATCTAAGAATGTTCTTTCAAATTTAACATCTCCGGCTGAATTTGCTAATTCTATCGATTTACTGATTAATGATTTAGTATCATTCATTCTCTTTTTACTATGTTTTGGTAATCCTTCAATTGAAGCCATAGTATCTAACATAGAATTCTTTGGCCAACTATATATGTTACCCTCCAATACGTTGTAATAATATGCAAACCATTCAGCTATTATAAGTGCATCACCCTTTTTCAAAAGAGAGTAATCGCTTGATAGATTCTTTGTATTATTAAACATTGCTGTTAATAATGGGTTATTATTCATAAATGAATGTAGGAATCTATTGAATTGAGATGGTATGATAATTCTTCGTTCATTATCATTCCAAGGTTCTCCGATATTGGTATAGATTGTAATATCAACCATATCCTGCAAAGTTGCTTTTTCAACTAATACAATTGTAATTGGTAAATCCAATACTTGCTTTTGAGTAAGTTCCGGCATATCTTTGAAATATATACCTTTCATTTCAAATGGTATTGTATTACCATCTTTACTTTCGATTAAATCAATTACTGATTCTGTAATTGTAAATTTGGAATTTAAATAGTCAGAATAACATTCCACTCTATGTTGACCATCTATATTTAGATAACGATATCCTAACTTTGTTAGGTTTTGTAAGTAATCAATTGTTTCTTTAACAGATTCATATCTGTCATCTCCTTCAGAATATTGAGATATCAATGATTCACAATAGTCTAAACATCCATCAATACTTACTAATACAATTGTGTAGATATTTGAGTGTCCAATTAAACACGCTTTCATATGTTTTGCTGATGTTGTATCCTCCCACTTATCAAGCAATCTTTGTAATTGATGCTTATCCACATAAATATAAGGGGACATTTCTCTTAGTTTGTTTAGAGTTCCACCAGAAAGAACTTTTGCGCTAATTGATTTTTTAATAGCCATAATAATTTAATTTTTTTTGGTATCGTTGTTGTGGTGATACCTTTACCACATTGTTTATTTTGAACTCATATAAGGGTGAGTTCTTACCCTATCTTTATAACACTAAGATACGAATTATAATTCATATAGCAAAATGTTTTTTAATTATTTTATAACTAATTGATTATCAATAAGTTAGTATTTTACCAAAAATTGATGTCATTACTCTCTTCTGGTGCGTATGTAGTGTGATGTACTACTTCGGTATTATAATCGTTTAAATCCTTTGGATATGGCTGTATTGGATGTTTTAATCTACCCATCAAGTCCTTTCTCTCCTTCTTATTTTGGGGTAATATTTGAATATACCTATGTTTTGGTGGTTCTTCTCTTCTCCAAAACTCCTTATATCCATCCTTTCCAATTTCCTTTCTAAGATGCTCCAAATTACCACTTCCCCAGTTATTATAAACTGTCCTACTATGAATCCAATCGAATGGGTCATTAATTAATGAAATTCCCCAATTTGGCATCAATGCAATATCAGTATTTAATCCCTGATAAATCCAATTGGTAGCTTTGTATATCCCACCAACGTGTCCTTGTCCATTATTAGCGTATGATAGTAATACTTTAATATTAGTATCATTTTCTCTAATCCATTGGAATGTTTTACCTAATGCACAACTTTCAATATTTGAACCATATCCATCATCAACATACAAACGGGTAAGTTCTAAGATGTTATCTTTTGTTAACCCATCACATACCGATGTTGGTGCTTTGGCTCCAACAGGGAACCCATAAACTGCTACTCCAACTAATTTGTTATCTGAAAACCCAACTGATGTTTCATCTTCTCTATAATAGATACCCAATGCGTATCTACATGCTGTCCAAGCATGAGTGTAGTGTTTTTTAACAATCATATCTTTAGCGATAGATTTAGCAATAGGAGCTACACTTACTCTACTGGCATCAACATAATGTTTACCTTCTTCTTTCATTTTACTTTACCCACTCATTAAATGCGTTTTCAAATGCGGTTACCTTATCCACTCCTTCAGATTGATATTGTTTTGCAGTTTCTATTACTTCAAAACGTAAACCAAATGCGGATGCCTCCATTAAGATTTCTTCAATTTGCTCCTCTGCTGTCATAACTAATTTAATTTGATTGTTGTATTAATATAATGCTCTCTTACTTTGTTTAACCACACCTTATCTTTTGGGTGGTAATGACCTGAACGTAATGTGAAATCAACTAATTGTTGATGTGGATAATCTCCACCAATAGTCTTTATAAGTTTCAAAAGTTCCCTTAACTCATTTGTTAGTGGAAAAAACTTTATAGGTTTCCTAGCCATATATTTAATTTATAAAACAAATATACGAAATTAATTTGATATTTCCAAATTAATCGGTTCCATTTTTGTAATTTGTTCTATAAATTCCTCATTTTCCTTTGGATATGGGAATAATGGGTGCTTTATGGTTTTCATAAGTTTCCTACGTTCGCCACCTTTTGAGAGAATATACACATATCTATGTTTTCTTGGGTTCTTTCGTATCCAAAACGTAGATGATGCTATCTTTTGGATTTCAGTTGGATTGTTAGTTCCAAATTTGACATAAGATGTTCGTTGGTGGTGCCAATCACCATCTTCTTCCCATCGAAAATCCCAACTATCGTTAAATCTTAGTTTGTTACCCTGATACAACCAATTTGTGGCTTGATATATAGTACCACAATGTCCTTCTTTCGGGTCTGAATATGATATTAGTGCTTTAATGTTTGGTACATTTTCTCTTAACCAATCAAATGTTTGAGATAGGAACCAACTTTCAATATTAGAACCATAACCATCAAATACAAATAATCGAGTTAATTCTAATACCTCATCCCGTTCTAATAGGGGTGTAATTGATTGCCCAGCACTTCTACCTATTGGGTCACCATAACAAGCAACTCCAATTAATTTATCTTCTACATTACTAAAGAATGTATGCTCTTCTACTTCAGAGGTAAATAAACCAATAGCATAGGATACTTTAGTCCACAAACCACTATAATGATTGTTTACTATAATATCCTTTGCTACCGATTTGGTTATTAATCTAATTGATAGCTTTGAAGTATCGCAATATTGTTTGTTTTCTTTCATAAACTACCAGTCCAAAATTCATTTAAGTGTGTCCATGTCTCATTTCTCACAATTCTTAGAATATTGGCTGAGGAACATTTGTTGTTTTGAGCAATTACTCTAACATTTCGGTGTCCCATTTTCCATAACCTTCTTATTTGTATAACCTGCTCATCTGTCAATTTTGATGACGGGTGAGACTGACCTCTTAGTATTGGCATTTTTTTATATTAATTTTTCCATTCATTAATTGCGTTTGTATATGCCATTTCAGATTGAACTCCAGAAAATCGTTGTACTTCTTTTCCGTTTTTTTCAATAACCACTAATGGAATACTACGAACTGAGTATTGAGATGCTGCCTCAAAATCTTTATCAACATCAATATCTCTAAAAGTAACATCACTATGTTGTTCTTTTAATCGTTCAATCGTTGGTGTTAACATTTTACACGGTCCACACCAAGTTCCATAAAATTTCTTTACTTCTAACATCTTCTTTTTGTTTTAATTGTTTATTCTATCCATCACAACTCAAGCAATCAATATCCATTGCTCTATCAGCAATATCACCTCTGAGTACTGATTCAGTTCTCATATAATAAAGTGTTTTAACACCTTGCTTCCATGCTTCCATACTTACAGTATGTATCCATTTTGGTGTTGCGGTAGATGGGAATGCCAAATTTAATGAAACCGCTTGGTCAATATACTGCTGTCTAATTCCAGCTTGTCTAACCAATTCTAATTGATTTATTTCTTTGAATGTTTTAAATACATCCTTAATATTAAATGATTTTTCGTAATCTAATTCAGATATATCTTCTTTCTTTAATACTTTACCATTTAAGAATCTCCATTCATTCAATTCATTAATATCCTGAATTGAACCTCCATCTGCCATAATTTTATCCCAAATTTCTTTTGTATTGATTCCTATTTTTTTAAAAACCCTTTCCAATTCACCATTCTTACGAATAAAAGTTCCTTTAGCAGTTTGTTCCGTAAATACGTTAGCTGCCCAAGGTTCAATACCAGCAGATACATCACCACTCAATTTAGAGTTTGATACCGTTGGTGCAATTGCTCTTAAGTGTGTATTTCTAAACCCACTATCTCTACACCATAAAGGTTCACCCAATTCAACTGCCATATCTCTACTTGCTCTTTCAGATTCAATCTTTAATTGAGAGAAAATCTTACGAGTTTCAAATTGTGCAATCATTCCTTCAAATGGAATACCCCTTTGTTGTAAATAAGTGTGCCATCCTAATACACCTAATCCCAATGCTCTACCTTTTTCAGCAGAACGAACTGAGTTTTCAAATCCTTTTAAGTTTTTAGCTTTTTGGATAAATTCTGAAAGAACTCCATCTAAAAACCAAGTTGCGGTATATACTAAATCAGTATCTTTCCACTCATCGTACTTAGCTAAGTTTAAAGATGATAAACAACATACAAATGAATGTGATTCATCAGTATGAAGAGCGATTTCAGAACATATGTTTGTCATATGAACTTTCAATCCATTAACTTTGTACATCTCTGGGTTTTGTTTATTAACATTACCCTTAAACATAATATAAGGTTCTCCAGTTGCTTTACGTTTCTGAAGTAATTTACCCCATTTTCTACGAGCTTCTTCATCTCCGTTTTCCAACTTTCTCATAAACTTATCACCTACTACTGCACATTGGTGTAGGTTAAGTGATTGGCGATTTACATCACCTTTTGGTTCTCTAATCTCTAACCAATCTTCAAAATCTTTATGGTCAATGTTTAGGTTAACAGATGCTGCTCCCCTACGAACTGAACCCTGATTTGTGGCAAGTATGGTTGAATCATAGATTTTTGTAAATGGAATTACACCATCAGATGTTCCATTTCCAGTAATTTGTGCTCCAGCTGGTCTAATTTGATTAATACCAATTCCAACCCCACCACCATGTTTTGCTAATAACATTAGTTCTAAATTCTTAGTACCAATATCAAATATTGAATCAGCTACATCAATTCCGAAACAAGATATAGGTAAACCCCTATCAGTTCCAGTGTTTGATAAAACAGGTGTAGCCAAGTTTAACCAACCTTTCCAAATGTAATCAAAAAACTTTGATGCCAATTGTGGTTTGTTTAATCGTTGTGCTACTTTAGTAGAAACTCTCCAATATGCATCTTTTGGTTTCTCTCCAGCTAGCAAATACCCTTTACTAATAGTTTTTACATAGATTTCGGTATTTCCCCATTCTGGAAAATCTACTCCCAATTCCCAACCTAAATCTTCTCCGTAATTTTTAGCCATTTTAATTCTCTTCTTTTATGAAAACACCATTAACAGTATTTCCTTTTCTATTCTTAATTTCATTCCAAGCATGCTCTAAACATTCAGCTGGTTCTAATCCCAACTGATATGCTAATATGATTAATGTTACAAATGTATCACCAATCCCATCTTGGATTTCTTCTGTTTTTTTGTTCTTTGCGATTGCTCCAGCGGTTTCACCCAACTCTTCCATCACTTTCATCAATTGTTTGGGTGCGTTTTCTGCTTTTAGGATATCCTTAGCATCAGCCCATCCTTTTACGTTTTGTATTAATTCATCAAAATTCATAATATTGTGCTATCTAAATCGTAGGTTCCGAATAATTCTTCACCTGCTTTAATGTGTGTAATTGCTATTTTATTTTGAGTGTTGAAGTTAGCCCTTTCAACACCTAATGTGTTTGTATATGCCAATGGATTTACTAAATTAAAATATCCATCATTATATAATTTAAACCATACAAAGGGGTATTCACCCCTTTTATTTTCGTATGATTTAAGTATTATGCGTTTAACATATATTGGTAGTTGTTCAAATTCTAAATGGGTTATTGTATATGTTCCAGTTTCCCCATCCCATCTTTCAAATAATGATTCACCGGCTTTGATATCTCTAAGAGCAAATGTACCAATTCCATGTATTGGGCTTGGTGCAATATCAGTTTTGATGCAATTATTTAAATATGTGAATGTACTCATACTACAAATATACGAAATTTATTTGATTAAACCTAATGTTTATTAAAATAAATCTCCCCAATCTTCCCCTTCATTAGCCTTTGAATAATCAGTAGGTCTAATAGCGAAGAAATCAGTATGTGTAGTACCACCAGTTAAGTGATAGAACCATTCTAAATTATCAGCTTTCTTAGAGTTGAATTCGAAAATACCATCATAACCTAATTCTCTAAGTTTGGTATTTGTTCTCGCTTTAATAAATTCTTTCAAATCTGATGATTTTAGATTTTCTAAATCACCATTTTCAAACATCTTATCAATAAAATGAGATTCTAATTCTACGATTAGTTTAGCTGCTTCTTCGATTGATTCTTTACTAGCTTCCTTTAATTCAGGAAACTCTTCACACATATGATTGAACAATTGACAACCCATCTTAGAATGTAAGGATTCATCCCTTACAGACCATTTCATTTGTTGTCCTATACCTTTCAATAGATTTCTCATTTGGAACGAATATAGAACCGCAAATGATGAATAGAGCGATACTCCTTCAGCGAATGCTGAAAAGATTGCCAAACTTCTTGCTACTTCCTGTCTTGCTATCGGATTTGTTTCCAAATCGTTATGTGTCCAATCAGCTGTAGTAGAAGTTAAGAGTTGGAATTTCTCAGCAACTGCAGGTTCGTGCAAAAATGCTGAGAAATCATCTAACCCTAATGTTTCATTTAGATATGAATATGCGGTTGCATGAATTGTTTCTTGTGAACCAAACATCATAGCCATCTGCTTAATTTCATGCTTTGGAAACCATTTGGTTACCATCGTAGTCCAATAATCAGATACAGCACATTCAGTTTGAGCAAAACCCAATAGAATGTTACCAACCAAATGTTTTTCATCAGATGTAAGATTTTCATTCCAATCTTTAACATCACCCTGCATTGAGATTTCAGTATGTAACCAAAATGCCTGAGCTTGTTTTAACCAGCCTTCTTCATAATACACTGGAAATTCAAATGGTTTGTAGGGTATTCTTTCAGTAAATAATTTGCTCATAGTTTTAACTCTATTATTTAGTTTCCTCTATGGATACTTTTCTATAATCAGTTACCAATTTTTTAATCTCACCAATAGCTTTTCTAGCTCTTGATTTAGCAGCTTTGGTTGTACCATTGTGCTCTTTTTCAAATTGAGTGTATAACTCTTTAATTTGTTCGAAAATTTCTTGCGAATTTGCCATAATCTTTATTTTGTTTTTAATTGTTAAGTCCAACCATTTTTTCAGTTGGGTGATTATAACTATTGTATATATTGAAAAAGAATTCAATTTACAAAGTTAATTTTTTTATTTTTTTGTTTGGTATTTTTACATACCACATATTGATTGATTGAGTATTATCCAAAGTTATCTACATATTTTTTATGTAATAATTTCTTCTCCATAATCGCCCCATCATTACTTTCTTTTGATGTAATAATTCCATCAGATGATGATGCTTCAAATACTTCAATTGAACCAATATTAGTATCCATTTTAGATGGGAATGTTAATCCATCCGGTCCGAATCTATTCTTCATCACGTGAAATCTAGCGGTGTTGTTTAATTTATCTTTAGATTTTCTACTGATACTCATAATGAAATCTGCGTTCATAACTTTAGCGTATGAATCAGCCACTTTATCAGCTTCAATAACTTCACTATCAATTGCCGAACGATTGGTTTGAGATGCTGTCCAAACGGGTATTCCTAACATACCACCCATTCCTCTTAGTTCAATATAAACACCACCTTGCTCACCATAAGTTGATTCTGATTTGTTTGTAGTAGAGAGTAGTAAATCAGCGTAATCAATAATAACTAAATCCGGTTTATTACCCGCAGCAGTCATCTTTTCAATGTGAGATTCGATGTTTCTAGCTGATATACCCTTTGGTGGAAAATACTTAATGAGTAATCTACCTTTTAGTTTTTTAATCTTTTGAAGTACATCCTCTTTTCTATTTTTTAAATCCCCAGATGGGATTTGTGTGAATACAGTATCATATCGCTGTCCTACATAATGTTCGGATAATTCTAATGAATAATGTACTACATTCATTCCAGCTTTCACAGCAGCCGCTCCAAGTGCACATAGTACCCAAGTTTTACCAACTCCTGATGGTGCAACTATTACTCCCAATTCACCGGGTCCTAATCCACCATCCATTAACCCATTAATACAATCCCAAGAAGTTGGTACAGTTGTTCTATTTAAATCTTCACTACGTTCTTCAAAATCTAAAACGTAATCTAAACCCAAATCAGTATCAACTCCAACTTTCATTGCTTTATCTACTAAATCTTTAATTCTATCATAAGAACCAGCTTTTAATAAATCAACGGATTGTACAATTGCTTCTTTAAGATTCTGATTGATGCAAAAGTTAGAAAATTCTTTTTTTACATAATCCAAGTCATTATCACCTAATTGGGTAAATGCCAATTTAAGTTGTTCAACAATTCGTTTCTGCATTCCAGAATCTTCCATTTTTGAAATTTCAACTTTAAACACATCTAATGATGGTGTACGTTTGAAATCATCATAATATTCCATTATCTCCTCAACAATCCATTTGTTTGCTTCGGATTCAAAAAACTTAGGATGTATAACCTCTCTGAGCGTATCTAATAAACGAACATCAGCAATCAAACAAGATAAAACTTTTGTTTGAAATGATTGTCCGTATTTAGATAGTGTGTCTGTATTTTGCATGTATATAACCTATTTGTTTCCACAAAGATATAAAAAATTTGTGATAAAACCTAATTTATTTTATAATAATGTTGTGGAATGTCGATTGTAACCAATCATTAATGTCTCTCCAATTTTGTAAAACCTTATATTTGTTACCAACTTTAAGGAATTCTAATTTATTGAATGCAACATCATCTTCTCTGAATCTATCAATTATCTTAAGCTTTTGATTTGTTGGTATATGTGGTTCTTTCAACTCCATTAATCGCTTATTCATAAGGAGTTGTTCCCTTGCTTCTAAAATATCATTATAAAGTTTGATTTTACCCAATTTACCTTCACACATTTGAAACAATTCATCATGCGTAATAAGTCTATCTTCAGATAGTTCAGGAAATCGTTTAAGAAGTGTTTTGATACCACATCCTTTAATACCCGGAATGTTATCGGACTTATCCCCATCTAATGTACGATATAATAGGAGATTTTCAGGCCAAATTTCAAATTCATCAAATACAACTTGTCTATTATATAGTTTCTTTTTAGTTGGTGAAAATACACTAACTTTATCAGAAACTAATTGTAGGAAATCTTTATCAGTTGAAACAATTACAACTTCACCATCATACTCATTTTGAGTATATTGGGTTAAATATGCAATAGTATCATCTGCTTCAATTCCATCGTAAATCATTGTTTGAACTGGTAGATAATCCAACATATCATTCAGCCATACAAATTGTTGCCTCATTGATAATCGTTCATCCTCTTCACTCATCATCTCACCATAGGTGCGATTAACTCTAAATCTATTCTTCTCTCTACCAGCTTTATATCCTTCGTGGATTTTCTTTCTGGATTCAGAACCATTCTTACCATCAAAAGTTACAATAACTCTCGTTGGGTTGAATTCTCTGATTTGATATCCAATTGATTTTAATGAACCAATAACTCCACCCGTATGGTCACCATCCTCATTCATTGTAGGATTAGTTGTCCAGCTACGGATGAAGGTATTAAGTCCATCAATGATAAGAACTCTACTGTTTCTCTCTCTTAGGTGGTTTGTTTTGTGTTCCTCACTCACTTTATTGAGGATATCTTTATAGAGTTCTTTCATTAGTTAGTTTTATCAGAGTTAAAATAAGTTTCTATTGCTTTCAATCTATCATCTGCATCTACCAACATTTGAAGAGCTTCTTCAGCGTTGTTATAGAAATCATTTGTAGAATGGTCACCAATTCCAGCTGGATTCTTTTCTAATAATTCTAATGTAAGTAGTGCTTTTGCTCTATCGGCTTGTGCACTTGTTTTTAACATTTCTTTCAATCTACTCATAACATATTTTTTATAATTTAATCCCCGATTACCTCAGAATCTACTACCAAATTATCGGTATCCATTGAATCCTTTTTATATTGTAAGATTGTTGCTTCACAAATTCCTTTGTAAATTTGTTCTCTAATAGAGTCATTATCTTGTAATAATTTTGGGAAATCTTTAGATTGATATTTGATAATTTCACCAGTATCAATATCGGTGTACTCATACCAAGCACCAGTTTGTTTTACCAAACCATGCTCTTTCATTTGCGCCAACCATGCTCCATAGTTATCGATTCCTCTATCAAAGAAGATATCGAAATCAGCGGAACGTAATGGTGGACCCATACGATTTTTAACAACCTGACAACGTACTTTGATACCTACGATTCTATCGTTACCATTTTCCTTTGCCTTAATGGTTCCCATACTCTTTAATCTTAAACGAACCGATGCGTGGAAAGCGATTGCTTTACCACCAGAAGTTGTCCAAGGGTCAGAGAATGGCATAGCGTTCATCTTCTGTCTTAATTGATTTGTGAAAACCAATGTGATTTTCTGTCTACCAATTAAGTTTGTGATTTTACGCATTGCCTTTGAGATAATAATTGCTTTATCGGTTGCGTATCCATCTTTACCATAATCTGCTTCCATCTCCTTTTCAGTTGATGCTGCTGCTACTGAATCCACTACGATTGTTACGAGTTTATCTTTCGATGCTACTCGCACTTTCTCAATAATGATTTCGGTGTATTCGAAACATTGTTCTACTGTCTCAGCCGCTACATATAGTAATTTAGATACATCTACTCCAATTGCCTGTAAGAACTCTCTACTGACCGCATTTTCGGTATCTATTAGAACCGCAACACCACCTTGCTTTTGTGTTTCAGCAAGGAGGTGAGCAGATACTAATGATTTTCCAGATTGTTCAAGTCCAGTAATTTCGGTGATTCTACCAATAGGTAATCCACCATAAGGTCGATTAGAAATGGCAACATCTAGCATTGATGCTCCAGTTGATACCCACCCACTCACGTCGGTTGGGGAATCTCCGGCATCCAAAAAGAATGCTACTCTTTGGTCTTTGGATTGTTTGTTTAGGGAATCAGCAAGAACACTTGCTAAATCCACCTCTTTCGATGTTTTTGCCATATAACTTTTTAGTTTTTAGTTGTTGAATAAGTCATCAAATGCTGATGCTACATCATCCATTTTCTTACGTTCCTCAACTGCTGGTGTAGCGGCGAATGCTTCATTTTTAATTGGAGCTGCTGCTGGTGCCGATTGTGGAGCCGGAGCCGGTGTTGATAATGTTGATTGTGAAGTTGATTCAGAACCTTCATCACCAGTTGGATTCAACCACCCTTCTAATACACCTTTTAATTCAGCGTAAGAAAGTTCCTGATAGATATCAGTAATGTTAGTTTGACCTTCCATTGCTGCTTTCAATTTTTCAGAATCTTCCAAAATAGGAGTTTGAGTTGGTTTAACTCTAATTGTAGTTACAGGATAAGAAGTTCCTGCATCTTCAGCTGATACATAATCAATAGTGATATCTCTACCAGTTGTTGGGTCGGTAATATCTCCATAATCTGGGTCAGCGATGTAACCTAAGATTTCCTGATAAACCGTCTTACCAAATCCCCAAAATTTAACTCCTTCGTTTTCTTCACCTCTTACAATAACAGGTACGAATGTTCTCAACTTCGGTTCCATTTTCTTAGCAGCTTTCCAATCTTCCTTATCACCCATTCGTTTAAGTTTGTCAGCAAACTCAACAATTGGGTCAGGTCTTCCGAAAGACATCGGAGATAGATAAGATTTGTTGTTAATGTTGTAGTGGAAATAAAGTTCGATAAAAGGATTTTCTTTGTTGAACTTGTAAGGTACGATTCTCACTTGAGTCTTACCATTTGCTGGTTTCCAAAGATTGTTTTTTGTACTTCCAGTGTTTTGTAGTTTGTTTAGTCTACCTCTAATTGCATCTAAATTAATAGCCATTGTTTTTTGTTTTAAAAGTTTATAATTAAGTTTTAATGGTTTTATTATGGTGTCTTTCCTACACCTTATATAAATATCAAAAAACCAAGTTTTAAGATGGTCTTATCCATTTATTTATACAAATATACGAATAAAATCTGATACTTCCAAATTTTATCCGTAATATTATTTTTTAGTACGATGGTTTGTCAATGCGTTGATTATATTAACCAATCGTTCAATTTCTTTATCTTTATTACTGATGATATCCATCAATGTAGGTTCAATTGAATTGAGTGCTTCTATCTTTGCTTCCACTCTTGCCAACTCAATACCTCTTATTTCTTTAGTTGAATGAAATTCATGTTCATATTCTCCCAATTGTCTATGACATTGAATTTCCAATTCTGCAACTTCTTTTAATCTTTTGATTTTATGAGTTTCAATATCATTATCTACTTGATTAAATTTTTCTCTACGATACAATTCAATTTCTCTATTGATTATATTCTTTTCAATTTCCAAATCTCTCAATTCCTGAGCTTTGGTATTATTTGATTTATTTCTTCCAAACATAACGTTAGTTTTATTATTTATACAAATATACGAAATTTATCTGAGAATACCAAATGTTTTCTCAAATACTTTATTAAGTTCTAAAGTGAGCTCCCCCACCATAGTTATATTGTGGTGCATTTGAACTCCATCCTTTGGAATGATTACTAAATGGTTTGGCTGCTTGTGCGAATCTACCATATGATTGAACTGATTTAGAAGGTCCACCCATTGAATCCCAAGCAGATTCCCATTTCTCAGGCATTACACCATTTTTAAATTCTATAACTGGTGTATCTAAATCTTCCAATAATTGGGTTACCTCTTTAATTGGGAATTTGTAAAAGGTATTTACTCTAAGTGTTTTATCCACTTCTATAAAAAGTATAGAACGAGCTTTAAGTTTACATAACTTTAATCTTTTTGTTTTAGTTGCGGTTCCTTGTGAAACCGTTACATCAAAAATCTGTCCAGCGGGTACTCTATCAAAATTTATCATATCTTTTAGGGTTTTAAGTTATAACTCAAATATACAACAAATATTTGATAATTCCAAATAAAAAAGGGAAAACTTTCGCTTTCCCTTTAAATTATTGATATTCAATGTGTTATTAAACAATATCTTTCGATTCTATTAATGTATATGTAAACGATTTACCATGTATTGCACCTGATTTTCTCGTAATAACCATAAATTCTTCAAAATCAGCTGCTTTTTTGAATACTTGACATCCTTCAGACCAATTTTCAACATAAGTTGAATCTGCTCCAGCTTTGTGGATGTTGATACCAAAGATACCTTCTTGGATTTTGGTTTCATCATAGTTCATATCTCTATTAGCATCTCTATAAACCTTAACCGGCTTTTGTTGTTTAAGTGCTTCGTATTTACCTTGATGTAATCCCAATGTATGTGAACCTCTATATTGACCCGGAACTAAACGAGCAACTCCAGCTGCATTATGATATTCTTTAACTCCCTTTGTACCAGGGTCGGTTGTGTTTACCCATTCTTTGTAAATCCAATTACCACCATCTTTATATGATACTGAAATTGCATCATCAAATACGTTAGTAACCTTTGTACCGGTTGATGAATTTCTGATACCTACGATGTTTAAATCAAATCCTTTGTTAGAAGCATCTTCAAACCAAACGTATCCTTTTGATTTAACTGCTTTTTCAATTTGTTCTTTTGTGTACTTTGCCATAATTTTTTTATTCTGTTTTTATAAATATAACATTAGTACGAAATTGTTGTACTATTAGAATAACCGGTATTAATTAAGTAGTAATTTGAACTTCCACCACTTGTTGGATTATTTATTATAATTGAGGATGTTCCTATATAGGTAGGGCGTAAATCAGTAGTTGATGAATTTATTATATTATATTGTGATTGGGTAAATAATCTAACATTTGGTAAAGAATTTTCCCATATAGATTTCATCCCAACTTTTTTCATATGAATATAATAAACATCAGATACAGTTACTTCACCATCATTATTTACATCGTACTTATAATAATCTAATCCATTAAATGAATTACTAATAACTTTGTACATTATAGAATTAATATCACTGGTACTTAGTTGTGTTGTAGGTGTTGGAATATCATATTGAATATACCATTCGGTTGCTGGATTGGTTGATTGAGAAAATGAATAATATCCAGAAGAGTTAGTATAAACTGTTTGATGTAAAACCCATGGAGTAAAATCGTTAATATAATCAAATTCTATAACATAAGGTAAAGATGTATTTCCTAAATCATTCCATTTACCACCTGTAACAAATTGTGTATAATCTTCACTGGGTGAGTTATTAGGTTCTCCGGAATTCCAATTTGTGTATTGATTTAATTTATATCGATATGCATATAAGTTATATGTTCTATCAATTTCATCGGCTGTTATAGCTCTATTGAATATTTGATAATCACCTAATCTAAAATTACCATAAGCTCCAGAACCCATATTAGTAACATCACTTAATCCAAATGCGAAATATTGTCCGTTTCCCGAATACACATACGGAACATCTCTAGTAAAATTAGTACTTCCAAAATTTACATTATTTAAATATCCTTTCATTGATGCCCCATCATAAGTAATAGAAACCAAATGCCAAGCGTTTAATGTAATAGATGTACTTAATTGAGTAATTCCACTACCATTCCAAAATCCAACTCTAAGGGTATTACTTCCAGTGATTTCCATTATTGATTCATGCCAACCTGATGTAGGACTACCAACACCTAATTCCGATGATATAACTCCATTTCCGGTTGGATATATCCAAGCCATTATAGTTATTTTATTATTCGAAAATTTGGATGCTAAATTATTTGTTATTGCGTATTGATTAGTTCCATTGAATGTTAAATATTTCCCACCAGTACTTGAGTATGATGGTGTATTGTATAATGTAGAATTAATACCAGATACAATATCAGTTAGTGTGGTTCCTGATGTATAAGAAGAAACATCATAATCAGCAACCAATCCATCAGTTACTTTAGTTTCTGTCCAACGAAATCCACCAGCTGCTTCCGAATAAGTATATCCAGAAACTCTATCTTGATAATATCCAATCCAACCAGATGGCCATGTATTAAATAAGAAATTGTTCTCAGCTGAATTAGATACGGTAGCTAAGTGACCTCCCATATTTTCACAAGCAACCTTTGCATTAGTCCAAGTCATTGAACCAGTAGAACGATAGTAAGAGTGTCCGTTATAATTGGTTTGTGATGTAAACCCAGTAAGAGTTGGTGTAGTACGTTTATATAATTTTACAGCAACATTTTGAGCTGGTAATCCACCCGCATTATACATATAACCCGAATATGTAAATGTTTGAGCAAATACAATATTGGATATTATTAATAATAACAGGGTGAGATATCTTCTCATATTACATTTGGTTAATAGCACTTATTAATGATTTTTTTAATGCAGCTGAAAACGCTGATTTTTCAAATGGAATATTTTCATCTTGCAATTCAATAAATGTAGATTTTACATCAGTCTTACTTTCACCAATTCCAGTATATACTTTACCATTAATAATTAAATCAACAGTCACAATAGTAACTTTTCTTTTCTTTTCAAATGGTCCAATTGAAATACTTGTTGTAGGTGCCTCAATACTCTTAACAACAACCATTACTGATTCACCATCTTCACATATACTATATTTTTCAGATAGAATTTCTTCAGTTATTTGTTTAACACCTAATGTAAATCTTTTAGGATTTATATTTTCAATTTTAGCAAGACTCTCTACATTTTTAACAGTGTAGCATTTTTGTCCATAAGTTAATGATGTGATTAACATCAAAGATAGTAATAATAATTTTTTCATTTTATAAAAGTGCTTTAGCACCAAGTAATACTTGGTAGTTTATAGCATCACTCTTAAATTGTTGAACACCACTAAAACTGATGTTCATTTTAAATTTCTGAGTTAGCTTGTAATCAATTGCAACAAATGGAACTGCTAATAGTCCCGATTGATACCACATGCCTTCATAATAATATACAAATGGTGAATATACTGTAACAAACATCAATGTAGTACTCATTTTTTTTCCTACATCGAAATTACCAACAACTCCGCCTAAAGTTGATAAACTTTGGAATTTGGATTCACCAATATTACCAGTAGTATAATTTACTCCCAACGTTGCTGTTATTTTTTTTATTTTATACGATTCCATTATCGATGTTGTATTAAAATAATCCTTTTCAAAATTCAACATAGATGAATTTGCAACTATTGATGTTAAGTTTTTACGTCTCCAAGCTGCAAATAGTGTTATACAAGAATTATCAATTGCAGTAGTATAATTTACCAAAGCCCCTTTAGCAAATGTATTCTCAGTATTTGATGTGATAAAACTCATATTAATTTTAAGTTGTTGTGGTTCATTACCAGAAGCACTTGATATAGTAACAATATCACCAGTCATCATAATATTACCACGTTTAACAGCTGCTACTTTAGCTTTAACCTGAGATGAATTAGATGATGAAGATGATACAGCCTCTTCAGCTTTTTCTTCACCTGTTTTTTCTTCCGATTCTCCTTTTGATTTAGTTGATTGCGATGAACTACCAGATGTACCATTTTTATCATCTGATTTATTGCCGTTAGATGCGACTTTTTCATTACTCTGAACTGTACCTTGTATTGCTGAACCAGCTGCTCCACTTATAGATGAAAGTGATGACATGGTTGACATAACGCTTGTTAACACTGCTATATTATTAGCTGCAACCGTTACATTTAAATTGGTACTTTGTGCTATACCAACACCACCACAAGGGCCGGAACCTTGCGGATTACTCGCATTAACTTGATTAATCCAACTTTCTAATGCACCGGATTGTAATTGTGTTTGAGTAAAACTTTGAATTTGCCCAGAATATATTAATGATACGCTACCATTTGGGCTATTAATAAAAATATCTTTGGATTTTAAGGTACATGGGTCTGTAAATGTATATGAGAACCCTTGTCCTAACACCACCATAGTAGAGAACAAAAAACTTATTGTTATTAAAAGTTTTTTAATTTTCATCTTGCGAATCCAATGTATTAGATAAAGATACGCCATCCTCTTCATCTACCTTTTGGATTAACATTTTGTCTCTATCTTCAGAGTTGAACCAATAATCTATAACTTTATTTAAGTTACCAACAAAGGCACCTAATAAAATTAATAACATTTCTTTCCAGTCTTGTCCAATTTCTACACCAAAAAATACACCAGAGTTGATTCCAACAATAATTAAGGTAAATAACCCTAATATAATTGCGGTAATTCTCCAACGATTATTTTGCATTTGTTGCAACATAAAATAGAAACGATTTTTATCATCTACTTTAACATAATCAGATTTACCACCGAAAAATTCACTTATTTTGCCCATTATATTTAACTTTTAAATATTCCCTTTTTAATCATTTTTGAAACAACTCTAGATGCTCCAGTTTCAAGAGCTTTCTTAGTTGATATACCAATAGTTGATTGGTTAAATTTAATGTCATCAACACCATCTAATAATGATGCAGTTTTAACTGTACTTGCTTCACCCAAACCACTACCGGTAATAATTTCACCAGTTTCAGCATCAACGAATCTAACCTGTAAACCCAAACGAGTTGTTTGAGTTGTTTTTGAACCATCAGTCATTTTGATTTGTTCATCTTCGGATACTGAAAAGTCATATACCTCAATATAAACGAAGTATTTTGCTAAAATAACATTACCCTTCACTTCTATCTTATTACTTGATATACCCTTATCAGATGCCTTATCCTGTGCAATCATTTTTTGTTTAATCTCCTCACGGTCCTCAGTAAACTTAAATCTATCTGTTGACTCTAAGAATTCTAAAACAATATTAGCAACACCAAGCCCAACTCTCTTATCCTTTAACTCAGGATACATTTCGTAAAGTTCTTCGTTAATACCAATTTTTAAAACTTGAATTGGTAAAACGATATCACCATCATAGTCACCTACAACTGCAATAGATTGTTTTTTTTCAAAATCAGCTTTATATTCTTCGGTTTTAATAGTTCCAATTGTTTGTGCATTACTAACAATAGAAAATAATAAAATTGAAGAAATTATTAATATTAATTTTTTCATATTACCAAGAATCCTCTTCTTTTGGTTTAGCAGGTGCTGCAGCTGGTGCAGGTTTTTCTACAATTGTTTTTTCTTTAATAATTGTATTTGTACCACCCGATTGTTTTTGTTGATTAGTGTTATTATTTTGTAGATTGATAATTACAGGTGCAGCTGGAGCAGCTTGTTCTGTTTTAGTTTCTTCTTTATCATCTCCACCATTAAATAGAGTTGTTGTAACCCAAGTTCCACCTGCTAATACAGCAGTTGATAGAGTTCCAATAATTGTTTTCTTTAAACCTGACCAAGTTCCTTCTGATTCGGGTGCGTTTGTTTCTTCTGACATAGTATTGTTTTTTTGTTTAATTTGTTTTGAGTTGATTATAACAATTATGAGGTCACATTTGTAACCTCATATTATTATCTTAATATAATTTTTTTCGATAGGTTATTGGTAGTTTTTCTAAGAACTGCAACATAAACACCTGGAATTAAGTTACCTAAACTAACTTGGTATTGGTAATTACCTTCAGGCATATTATCATTTACTACTACCCTATATTCAATACCATTAAGACCATATACTGATAACCTAACCGGTCCAAATTCTTTAACTTCAAATTTTACGTTAACATAATCATCAGTTGGGTTAGGGAATATTTGCATACCCTCTATTTCATCAATAGTAACATTTGCCATTCTAAATACCTGTATAATACCATTTGTAGGTGTGATACTTAAATCAACACATTGATTGTTACCAGCGTATTTGTTAGTAGTCCAAAGAGGACTTGTACTCCATTGGTCTTGAGGTCTTTTTGCAATAAATTTTAAAGTTACAACATCATCACCATCTCTTAATGGTTTTATATGTGTACCACTAATATCATATCCACCCCAAGAAATTTCATTATTATTAGTATTCAAATATGTTAACCAACTTGAAGTAGCTGATTTCGATTCAATTCCTTTAAATTCCAATAGAGTATCGTTGTATTTTAATCCAAATTGTAATGAACCAACCTCAGTACCATTTGTTAATACCTTTACAGGTATATTAACTAAATTACCTTCCTGAACTGATAATGTTGGAACATTTACTTCAATTGAAGTTGTTGGAAAATCATATTCTACCCTAGCATCAATTACATTGTAAATTTGAGATGGAACGCCAGGTTGTGGTCCTACTAAAACCTCAATTGGAGTAATACGTGCCATACGATATCCCGTTCCATTTGCATCACCCGGTACTAATACATAGAATGTAACCGAATCAGGTTGTCCAGCAACAATATTAAACGTAAAGTTAGTTACACCAGGAATTGTTGATGTATAATTGGTTGTTGAGCCATTAATAGTAGTATATTCAGATTGTGTAAAGAATTTTACATTTTGAACACTATTAGGCCATGCGGTGAATCTACCAGAAATTCTACCAAATATACCATATGCATCCGATATACTTAAACCATTATCACCATTAACATCCGATGCGTAAAAATCAAATCCAGTTGGTGCTTGTGTACCTAATACATAATCTTGTACTCTTTGTGCATCTGCCGTAGATATTACATTACCAACTGATAACGTATCTCCCTGTATTTTTAATCTAACATCATAACCAGTTGTATCAATTGCAATTGCATTAAATGCAAAGTCACCATTTATATCAGTCATATCAGTTGTAACCTGAGTCCAAGCTCCACTTGGTCTAAGTTTCTTTTCTAAAGCTACAGTTAAATTCTTAGCAGCTGTTCCAGTTACGTTCTTAAATTTACCATGATAAGACATTGTTTGAGGTATAATATTACCACCAAAGTTTTGTAATGTAAGTGCGTTATCCATACCATTTTGCTTTGATGCAATTGCTGGATAAGTTACCGCTCCAAATGACATATCAGCAATAGTTGATAATGATGCAAATCCAGCTACGTGAGTTAATTTCAACTGAACAATTGGTCCATTTGGAATTTCAAAAGTAGATGAACTACCAGTATAAGTCATTGTGACAGTTACATAACCAGCAGCCGGATTATCAACATATTTTAGGTTCTGAGAAAATGTTGTATTCAATGTAGTAAGTGTGTCTACCCCAGTGAAAGCTTGTGTATCATAATAAACTCTAAACTGAAATGCTGTTATATCAGTTGTTGTATTGTTGTAAAAACATAGTCCTACATTAGTATAACCTTCAGCTACCGTACCAGCTAAATAATTTGAATCAAGTGTTATAAAAACACCAGAAGTTGTTGGCGTTGGGCAAGTTTGTGAATACCCAAAGATTGGTACTAATGATACCAGCAGTAAAAATAATAGTTTTTTCATCCGTTTTATATAATGTTTCCTATAAATATGTAGCGATTACAATTTTATCTAACTTTTTTAAATATTTATTGATAAAATATGAAACTGATTCTACTTTTAATTAATTTTTTATTTGTGTTTGATTGTTACTCACAAATTAAAATCGATGATGTTGGTGATAATTGGAAAGCAAAGGTAGCTACTTCATTATCACTAATAAAACAAGTTGACCCTAATAAATATGAATTAATTAATGATGTATGTAAACATATCACCTATTGGGATGGTGATTTTTCAACAACAGAAGATTCAGTTACCATAATGATATCCCAAAAAGATATGAGGTTTAATTCAATAAATAACATAGCAGCTATATTAGTGCATGAATCTAAACATTTATTTTATTTAAAGCATAACATAAAATTACCTCCGAATTATGAGGAAATATTAGCATATCATTATGAATTGGAATTCCTATCAAAAATACCTAATGTAGAACCTTGGTTGGTTAACAACGCACTTAAGAATATAGAATATTATGGTTTAGTTAAATAAACCAACCCCCATATTACTTTAATAAGTTATAGTATTCTTTGAAGTGTTTGATTCTATCAGCTAATCCAATAGTACCACCATTTACTCTTTTAGTTACCGATGTTACAGTAGCATCATCAAAACCTTTATCACAAATAGACCAAAGTTTATTTGAATCAAAGAAAAATGCAGCAGAAGCTAATGGATATTTAGTTGCTACCAAATCAGGATTTGCAACAGTATCTTCACCAATGAATTTAGCGAAGTTAGTATAGTTAGATTTACCAGTTAATTGAATATAACCACGTCCACGAAATTTAAATCCGTCTTTAGATGCTTCATCACCATTACCCATTCTTGATGCGTAAACTTTAGATGCAATCTTTTCAGGGTTTCTAGCATATGCAGCTGCAGTTGTTGAATTAAAGTATTTTCCGAAGATTTTTACTAATCCATCTGCTGAATAGTTAACATTCTCAGTAACGGCTTTGAATCCACCACTTTCGTGTCCACATTGTGCTAAGAAATGAGCTAATCTTAGAGGAGTTGTAATATTGAATTTAGAAGCAGTGTCTGGAATTTGAGCAATTACAGAATCAGGAACGTGTCCTTTAAGAGCTGCCAATTTAAATGAAGATGCTGGTACAGCAACAGAAGGAGTTGGAGTACTTGCACCCAATCCCATCTTTTCCCAAGTAGCATCACCAACGATACCATCAGCAGTTAATCCATTTTTTGTTTGCCAAGCTTTTACAGCTGATTCAGTACCAGCACCAAAAACTCCATCAGCGGTTAAACCTAATTTTGCTTGTAATTTTTTTACATTTTCGTTATTATCACCTTTTTTAACTAACATAGTATATTATTTTATTTAATTGTTATTTTTTAAAATGACCGGAATCTATAATTTTAAAGTCATTTCCATTTCTATCTATCATTTGGTAGTGAGCTTCTATCAACCCAAACCATTCATCTATATGATTTAATACTTGAGTTGCAGTAAAATCTGAACAACTATATAAATCAAATTGGAACATTGGTGGATTATCATTATCCCAAACGTGAATACTAGCATGCGATGTTGCTAATGTTACTGTTCCCGTTATTCCTTCGTTGCCCGGTTCGTTAACATAAACCGATGTAGGACCGGCAACTACTTTCATTCCTACTTTATTAACTAATTCACTAAACCAAACGTTTAGTATTTTTTCCGTTTGAGGTGGAGTTTTAATGCTTCCCTTTACAAGTAAATGTAAATGATTTGGTATAAACATTTTAGATATTCCTTATTGTTTTTTTGTTATTTAAATTCTATAACCTCAAATACTCTAGTTTGTATTCGTTTTGTACCATCTGTATTGGTAAGTATTATTGAGTTCTTAAATTTGGCCCAATCCAACATAAATTTGTTATCCAATACTCCATTATTTTCTTCTTTCACCAATTGGTTTAAAGCATTAATTGTGTATAAGGTATTTGATTCTTTTTTTCTATGAATAAGAATTGTATCCTCTAATGGATATGTTGGTTTATATTCGGTATTGATATTGTACGTTATGTACAATTCGGATAAATCAGTTTTGTTCTGTAAAATATAAATATAATTATAGACAATAACGTATGTCTCTCTTATATTTTGTAGAGTTTGTTGTAATCCATCTTTCGTTGTAAATGTACACAATAATTGTGTTTTCATATATTAGTTTTTATTATAAAGGGGGTTATTAATCCCATATAAATATAAAATTAAATTTCAAAGGTTATTTTATGATTTGTAAACTTCATCATTTGCTGTTTTCAATACTTTAGCAAATCGTTTATCCAATGTCATTTCAAATTTAATCTGTCCACCATACCCAACACCATCTTCTCTAACTTTAATTTCAGCCAATGGAATTATCTTTCCACCCACTTCAGCTTGATATCCTAAAAATGGAGGAGGACCTGTTTCAGCACTCAACTTTTCTTTTATCATATCGTAATCAGATGTTCCAAATATGTTTTTCATAATAGCTTTATCTAATGAATTTGAACCAATTGCCATAGATTCTTCACCATCAGAAACAGCTTTGAGTGGAAATTCAGAACGAATCTCATTTAACATACCTTCTTTCATTTTTGGATTTTCCGTAATTGCCTTTATTGCATTTGATTGGAATTCTTTATGGATTTTATCATTTTCCATAATATATTGTTTAGCTATATCATTTCCACCATCTGCTAATGTTTTAATACTTGCTAATATCACTTTAGATTTAGCTCTACTTCCTTTACCTTTAATAAGGTCATTTAATGCATCTGCAAATGTAGTTCCCTTTTCATCAAATATAGTTTTTAACTTTACAGACTCATCTGAACCACTAGCTAATAATTTTTCAATTTCTGATTTTAGGTTTGTACCAGTTTCACTTAATCTAGCTCTTTGATTTTCTTTATAAACATTTTGGTTTATGTTATCTGGTAAATCAGAATCCCATTCCATAAATTTACCAGCACCAGAATTTAAAAAGTTTACTTCAGTTGATTTTTTCAAAGAAACCTCATCTAATATCTCATCACCATTTTCAGTTTTTATCTTAATATACATATCAGTTGAGAATCCTTTGTTTTTACCATAATCTGATAATCCCAATGATTCAACATCATCTTTAGTATCCCAAGCAGTTGCAACTATTTTTGAGTTTGGGTATTCTTTTGTAATTCTATTTAAAATAGCCTGTCTATTATTTCTAGCGGATTGAATCCAACTCTTTGTTATAATACGACTTCCTTCAGTTTTTAATTTTGGATTGTTTTTTATTAACTCAGCCTCATGCGTTGATAATGAATCAGTAAATTCATTAAATTCATCAGCATTCATAGATGTACCCATCATCGTCATTAACTCACCGGCCTGTGCAGATATTTGGCCTTGTCCTCCAGGTAAATCACTATAATGTGTCCATTTTGTACCATCTCCAGTTGGTTTTGTATTCATCATTCTTTCCAATGCAGTTAAATACTTTTTAGGAAATTTAGGATTTTCAATTAATGATGCTGGTAACTTATATGGTTGAGGTGGAATCGGATTTGCTATTTTTTTATTTTTAATATCAAATTCCTCATCGCTTGGTTGAATACTTTTATTAAACTCCTCACTTTCAATTGAATTTATTTTAGTAAGTGTTTTATCTTTACCAGCTATTTCTCTCTTAGGAGATGCCATTTCTTTTTCAGCAGTATCCTTAGTTGGTTGATACGCAGGGTCATTAGGTGATAACCCAGCTCTATATGAATCACCACCCTGTCCAGCAAATACAGCAGGTTGTGGTGGTTCCGCTTCAGCAGGTGCTTCGCCAGCCTTTCCAGCTTCAACATCAGCTTTATCTTCCTTTTCTTTTTCTATATTTCTATTAGGTTGTCCTTCACCACCTAATTCATTATTTATTTTTTCTCTTTCAGGTGTTCCATCAGCAGGTAATGCTCTTTCAGCCGCTTCTCTACCAGGTTGGTCTTTAGCTAATCTAAGTAATGAACCAACTAAACCTTCTTTATCCTTACCATCTCTATCTTTGTATTTAACGGTCTTATTAAGTGCGGGTGATGAATAGTGTTTCTCTTCACTAGCTTCAGTAAGATTTTGAATAAGTTCATTTTTTATATGAGTATATCCCCACTCATCTAATATCTCAGATATAAGATAAATGTGTGATTGTTTACTCAATATAGGATAACCTTCATCGGAACGATAGGCTAACTCATGCAATAAGTCTAAAAGGAAGTCGTTTTTCTCCATAATTTCTGATTCTCTGAAACAATATTTTATATAAATATTAAAGTTTCGAGTAATCAGTTCCCCAGCTAGCATTAATGGGGAATCCACCACCTTCAGCTATCTCTTTTAACTTTTTAGCTTGAGATACATCGGAATTAGCAGGATATGAAAATAAGAATGAATCGTATGTGTATAGGGAAAGTTCTATATCGGTATCTTTGATAAATTCCAATATTTTAGCTACCCTTTCCATATTTAATTCGGTTTCGGTCGCTTGAAGTAGGTAGTTGAACAATTTTTGCGGATTGTTTCCTTCAATCCAATCTAAGGGGATTCTCCTATGTTGTGTTTGAAGATATCCAGCTTTGGTACTCTTATCCCACAACTTCTCAATGAACTCCTTAACACCCTTATAATAAGGTATTTGCTCAAACTCCTCAGGTATACCACCATATAGTAATTGGAACGTAATTCCTTTACCCTCACCATACTCACAACCATATTGGTCAGCTAACCATTGGTGTACGGATGTTTTGGGTAATTCGTAACCAATCAACTTACCAATAATACGTGGATGATACGCATCATAATCCATTTGTAGGAATATGTGGTTTGGTTTTGGGATAAACACCTCTCTCGTACCATCGGATTTGTTTAGGGCAGAGAAGTTGATTCCACCAAATCGGTTGGATGGACGGGATGTAATGGTGTATGGGTTGTATTGGGTGTAAACGATATCGTTGTGTAAATGTTTAGAAGCTTGAGGCCATCTATCAAGAAATTTTTCCCTATCGACCCGAACACCAAAATGTTCTATATCTGAAAGAAGGGGAATCATCGAATCTCCAACCCAATCATTCTCTATACCAATAGTAAAAGTAGAAGATATCACTCTAAGATACTCACCCCATTTCATAATAGGTGCTATCTTGCCCAAATTATCTCGTATACCTCTTCGGGTATAGTGAGTTATAAATGGTTGGTCCTCAAAACCTATCGGATATAATTTATTGTGTTGAAAAAATGCATCAGATTGTAAATCATTTAGGTTTTGTAAACCCAAATTACATTGAAGTAATCCCTTTTTGTTGATTACCCATTTTGCTTCCTTAGAAGTAGTCAAATCAATCGTAGGAGTCTTACAATCAATATGGTTAAATGGTACAATAAAGTCCTTATCATCAAATCTAACATATAGAAATGATAATTTGTTATGTATAGGATGCTTTTCCAAATCAGACCATATTGGAATGATTATGGATGTCTTAGTATTCCATAAATTTAAAAACTCCGTTACTTCAGTTTGTGACTCTACTATAACCATCCTACAAATATACGAAAATTATTTGAATTTACCAAATTTATTAGATATTTGTTTTATTTTAAAGATATAATTTGAAAAATAGTGCTGATGTGCTGATGTTATACTACCTTCATTAAAATTTCCATCTAATTTAGGTAGATATATGTTGGATTGAAATCCTTCAGTTCTTAAATAGTCAACTTTATCTCTGATATGGAATATATCGTTCCACAAATCAGTTCCATTTACTTTTAAACCAGTATCAGTTACCCTACCTTCATTATGTACTCTAGCATAAGTCAAAATTCGTTTTATTGAAGTGTGTGCTAATCCTAAATAATCTAAACTACCCATAACTTCCAAATCATCAACGAAATTAGAAGTTACATCAAATTTATCGATTACTTTTAGTAAAGATGAGGTTCTCATTACATATGTGTGATAAATGCACATAATATTTGCTTTACTACAATGAATTATAGATGTAAAATGCTTTGGTTCATCATAATAGTTAGTTGTCCAACTCCAAGGATGAGTCCAAGGGTGATTATTAGGAATTGTATATGCTGTCCATAAATCTCTTGTCTTTGGGGCCTCTAATGGAGTTTGAGTTTGATTTATTTGTTGTAATGTAGTATTCTCAAAGAATACAGCTGAACCATATGAGAAATCTAACTCAGTATGTTGTGTATATGTGTTTGATAAGTACTCTAATGTATCTTCTGCCAATAAATCATCATCATCCAATCGTACAATCAATTCACCATTAGCAAGTTTTACTCCAATTTTCCAAGAATTCTTAAATAAATCGTATGGAGTATTTGATGTGTGGTATAAAACATCATTTTTAGGATTTTGTGATTTAAAATCTTTATAAATGTTAAAATTAACATCAGATGCTGAATCATCAAAAATAATAACCTCCCAATTCGTATGAGATTGAAGTTGGACAGATGCCAATGCTTCTTTTAATAAATCAGGTCGGTTGTATGTACGAACTATAACACTTATTTTCACTATTGCACAATTTTATATACAAATATATGAAATTATTTTGAATTATCCAAATTATATTTAATAAATTGTATAAGATTTGGTAAATATAGTGCTATCTTTGGTAATTTAAGTGATGTTAATTTAAGTGATGATGAATTTGAAGCTTTAATCTCTTCTTTAGTTCCTGTTAATCTCCAATCTAATGAAGCAACAGTATAAAAACTATTAGAAGCGTATTTCATCATAGCACTTTGTTTAACTTCATATATAGGTGAATCAAAATCATTTGCCTTTTGTAAAAAGTATCTGGTTATATACCCTTTTTTATAATCAAAATCACTTGGTTCCGGTAAATGCGTAACTACCCTTACCGGCCTATACTCTAATGGTAATTTAATTATATTTTTATATCTATCCAAATTCATATTTTATCGCTTTGGTCTATATCCACCAGTAACTTCAGTTGTCCATACCATACCTTCGATTGTATGCTTTACAGATAACACTTGGAAAAATCCACTATTATATGCAGATGGAATTCCATTTACTTTAAATTTATCACCCCTCTTAATACCACTTATACCATGTATTGAAAATGAAAAATTAATCGGCATTAATGGAGCTGTTCCCTTTTCTTCGGTATTTTTTCCAGTTTTAAATGCTGAAAATATGGATGAGTCATTAAATGCACCTAAATAACATATATCATATAAATCCAATCCATCTAATGTACTTTGCTCAGTATGTTCAACTTTAGGATAAAATGATAATTTACCTAATATTAAATTTAAATTAGCTTCTTTAGCATCTTCCGTATCCATTGTTGGAATTTTAGGAGGTGGGTCTTTCTTTTTCATTTTAACCTTTATCATATCCGTTTTACTACTAAATAAAGCTTTTGGTATATGTTTAGTATCCCCATTTAAACTCTGACCTAGTCTACTTCCTATAATTTGGTTCATTTTTGCTCCACTAATATCCAAATCAAGACTAGCTTCCATAAAAATAGAATCAGGACCAGTTAATTGAAATGTATATGGGGTAGATGGTGTACTATTTGTTATACAATTAGTTTCAAATACTCTTAATTCTGTAGTTGTTTCATTTACAGCATGCTCTACTAATTGGAAATCCCACATACCATTTACAGCAGATGATATTCCATTTAAAATTTGATAAAGTGCATCTTTAATAAAAAAGTTTTTAGTATCCATTACACCTTTTGCAAAATCAAAATTTATATACAAATCATGCAAATATCCCCACTCTTCTGGGTTTTTAGTAATAGTATCTGCACCATTTGTTTGTTTTTGATTTAATGGACCTGAGTTTGGAAATTCTACTACTCCACCAACCCTATTATCAGTAACAGTTGCAGCGCTGATTAATGCATTTATATTAGGTAATACATCTGAAATTCCTGCTAATTTCATAGCTGGTGTACTTTTATTTGGTATAAATAATTTAGTAGAATCAATACTATACATATGTTTAAATGCAGAACATGCAGTATCTTTTGTATTTAATATAAACGAAATTATTTTAGAATCTTCACCATTTAAAGTATATCCCTCTACACCAATTGCATTAAATATTTCCATTAATGCACTAAATCTTATAAATTTTTGCTCAGATACAATTTTAGTTCCTTTTGGAAATGAAACTTTTTCACCACCAACAAGTAGTTTACTTTCAGCAAATGTAATACCAAATAAACTTTTACCATCAGTTGAATCATTAACCATCCCAGATACCTCTTCATCAAATCCTATAAAATTATTTACATCAGATAAAGAATCTTGCAAAGCTTTTACATGAGCTGTTTGTCTTGTACCAGGAAGTGAATTATAACACTTCATCCATCTTTGTTTACCAAGAGCAGCTTCACCAGCAGTTTCTATATCATTTTCACCATAAATAGGTTCGCTTGCTAATGTACCTTCATCACCATCCTTTTGAACACCAGTTTCAGATGTAACTAAATACGATGGTAACTCTGTATATCCCGTACATTTGCCACTAATAATCCATTTATCACCATCTATACTAATACTTCCACCAGTATTAAATCCTAAGTAGTTATCGTATTCATAACCTCCCGTTTTTCTTTGTGCATCAGTTTTTTGAAATGATTGAAATGATGATACAGTTGCCGCATTTAATCCAACCAATCCACCAACTCCAGCAGCAGTGTTCCAACCCCATTCAATGAATATGGAATAACCCGGTTCTAAGAAATATTTAGATAATTCCTCCATTTGCGATTTACTAAAACAAGTAATTGAAAATGTTGCTTTTCTAGAAAGATTTCCTGCACCTTCATCAATTTCTAATGAAGTTACAATAGCAGCAGGTCTTTGAGGTCCACTACTACCACCACCAACAGCAGATTTACCATCCCAACGAGTTCCAATAATACCAGATGAATTAGAGCTACCATAAATACCAGCAGCATCAAATAGTTTTACATTTGGATTTGAATACATTGTTAAACCCGGACTTGCTCCAGATGTTAATCTAACCCACGCGTTTAAACCTGATACTTTAAATGAATTACCCTTTCTACCATCTAACTTGGATGTAATTCCACTTTTTATTTGAGAGAAATTTGGAAATGTTGACATAACTTATTGATTAAAATTGTTGCTTATCTCTATATAATTTGTAGGTATTCTTAATACAGTTCCATCTTGAATTCCAAATGGTGCATCATGTATATTATTAGCAGATGCAATTATCCACCAAAGTGATGCATCTTCATAGTATTGATATGCTAGAGTATCAAATCTATCATCTGATTCAGTAACTACATAGATATCAGTATCACTTAATGGAATATCAGGGTATATCTTTGAACGATATACTCGTCTACCATCATTAGTATTTCTGATTTCTGTATTTTCGTATCTACTTGCCATATACTTTTATTTTATTTATATGCATATTTTGATTTGTTATAAGTTGTTGATTTACTTTCAATTAGTGTCATACTAATAGCAACATCAACTATCATTGGCAATACCATACCTTTTTTAATTTCCCAAGGATAATTATCATCAATTGTATATGATAATGAATCTATAAATGCCTCTTTACCTTTATATAAGTTACCCACTGTAAAATACATTAAAGGTGGTGTAACAGATAACCCAGAATATGCAGTTGGATAAGTCATACCAGTCAACGCATCTAATTTTTTCCAAGCAATTGTATGTTCAGCTTCATTTAAAGAAAATACTTTAAAATTAAAACTAACACTACGTTCAATTCCAGTATATGTATAATAATTAAATGGTGAACCTATAAATTTATTAGAATCCCAACTTGGTGACATTGTTTCAGTTAATGCGGTAATTGTACCTCTAAATTGAACAAGCTTTTTATCAGCTACTGATTGAAATCTTAAAGCAACAAAATCAGCATCTTCATTTTTTGCATTTACTTT